TTCTTCTTCCATCGGCAAGCCATTAAAGCCCCGTGGGATAACCATAAATTCTTTCATTTCTAGCTCCTTATGAAATTTCTCGGCCTGATGCTCGGATGGTCAGGGATGTTGCCGCCCCTGCGATTGTTGAAATAAAACCACCAACGTCTAATGCCTGACCCACCAATTCAGGGCAAGTATAGGTCTCATCTGGCACGATGGTACGTGTATCAATAATCAGGTTTGATGCGCCTGCCGTGCCACCAGTTGTCACCAAGTTGCAACTGAAAGTCACATTGTTGGCACTGGTATTGGTAACCGTAAACTTGTCAATAATTGCCTTGACATTTGTTGCGGTGTATTGGGTGGTTTGGCTGTTCTCTGCCTGTTTTGCAGGGATTAGCACTTTTACTGTAACTGTCATTGGACACCTCCGATATTGTTGTTGACTGTGAGAATTATGGATGGAATGCCTGGGTGCGGTGCAGCCGCAGGAAATGCGGCAAGCTCAACACTTAGGTCGCTGACCGAGAACATCAGCTCAACATAGTCATTGGCCTTGAGATCAAAAAAATAATTTAACGATGAAAAAATCTCAGCATTATTACCTTGAATCCTGATCTGACTTGCGCTGTCTGGCACATCCACACCGTTGAGCCTAAACCAAAAATAAAATTCTGCCGTGCCGCCTGCTGTCTTATCCAACTGGAACGAGGTATCAAAGTTATAGATTCCCTCGCTGTCCACAATGATGCGTGAAGTGGGAGTTCCAAGATAAACGCCATTGCTTAAATCGGTATTGTTAAATGTGATGGCAGTGGCTGTATTGATAACTGTCGCTGTCTGGGTCGTGGTGTCGTAAAATGACCCATATCTTGCACGTTTGAACTCTCGTGGTGGTGGGGTCATCTGTAAACCCTCAACTGCTTTATTTAGTTTGTCCACCAATGCCAAAGCCTGATTTGCTTTGCTTTCAGCCAATGCCACAGTCACCGCAGTTTCTTGCGCCAGTAATGCGATTCTGTCTAGTGCATCTTGTGCCTTTGCGCTTAATGCTGCATCATTAACGCCACTCTCTTGTGCTAAGGCACTTAATTGCGCTAATGCTTCATTTGCTGTTGCCGCTGCATTATCTGCCTGATATTCAAAATCAGTTCCAACAATTACTTGAAGTTGGTCAACAGTAGAAAACAGCAATTCAAACTGCCTGATCTGTTGCTGATCGGTCAAGAACTCCGCAAGCTGGTCACGGGTCAAGTTAAGTCTGCGTGAAACTGGTGCGGTTGCCATCAGTATGCCAATGCTTCAATCTGTGCCTCTAAGCGCACATAGGACACATGGGCATCACTATCCCCACGGAAACGCTGTATGCGCCAGTTCCTCATATGTCCTTGCTGAAACCAAGCCAAACGCTTCTGGCGGTTGCCAATCGTGCCGACAGCAATAAATTTTTCTTGTGAATAAGTCTGCCCATCCAAAGAGTAGCTGGTGCTGATTTTTGGGTTTTTGCCCAATGCAATGCTACCCGTCAGGCTGACAAGTTCCATCTCGTTAAATATCGCACCATTGCTCTCATTGTAGACAATCAATGTGCCAAACTCCCAACGCACTTGCTGACCCCAATGATGCCCTGTGTCTTGCACTAAATAACCGATACTGGTGGATTGCGGATCGCCAACCATCCACTTGTCGTACACCCAAACTAAATTTCTGGCTCTGTATTGTGCAAATCCAGACAAGGTTGTGGTCAGAGTAAACCAGACAGGAGTTTGTAATGCCTCAGATGCTGATGCGTCATAAACTATGGTACGGTCAGGCAAATGCACATAAAGGTGTTGATGACTTTTGTCATTTCTGGCCTCTAACTTAACCAAGGCCAATTGAGCTTCGGTGTATTCAAGAAGCAGATTGTCAATTTCCTGTGTGCTTATCTTTTGTGCAATAGCCGATGCGCCAACGTAAATGCTTGGCGCTTCATTCCTGCCACTTCCTAAAAACGCAATGCGTTCGATAAAGACACAGCAAGCAAATGTTCCAACAACGCCCTTTTGTATCTGTGCGCCATCAATTCGTGCAAATGGGAATAACTCACCACCCACGTTATCGAATACCTCAATCGTATTGCGGTTCAAAGCATAGATTTCGTTTCGCAACTTTAGTAGCGCAACCACTGGGTCTGGGTCAACTTCAGAACTGCCGTACTTTAGCGGATTGACTTGAGTTGGGTCTGTCAGCTCTGTGACGATTAAAAACTCGCCATCTGTGGTCATAAAGTAACCATCAACCCACACTACATCAAGCACCACGCCCAAATCAGGGTCAGTTACTTGAGTCAGAGTTGTGCCATTCCAATAATACAAACGACCACCAGAAGCAATCGCAAGTAAATCAAAGCTGTAATCAAAGGTCACCAGTTGATCTACTGGCCCACCCACATCGCCCAATATAGTCACTGTGCCTGCGCTGTCTATTTCTACTAGCTTTGTACCCATCACTCGATATAGGTTGCCTTGCCAGTTGATGCCGCCACGGTCAACTCCTGGCCCTGTGCCGTTGGACACAATGCCATCGCCTGGTCGTAAAAACCCATTGCTAATGCCTGACTGCTTTGGCACAGGCACAAGATTCACTGGGTAGCTGGTACGCAGTTCAGGGGTGCTATCGGTAAAAATGCCGTTCAGGATAGGTATCTGCATCACTTGGCCTTGTTGCGTTCAGAGATGCGTTTTGCTTTGGCTTTGGCATCTGCTTTTGATGATGCGCCCCAAGCCCTCAGACTTAACAACAATCGAGTGGGTTCACCGTCTTTGTACTCAGGGCCAGTGTTGCCACTCATGCGAGCCAAGAACGATGCTCTACGGGGATTATCGCCAGACTTGACAGGAGGCTTCAGATTCATGCCCTCGGCCTTTGCCGCAGCCCTACCTTTAGCGTTCAAGCCGCCTTTGGGATTCTGGCCTTCTTTTCGTGCATAAGCTGGGCTTTTCATCTGAACCCCTTGATCTTTTCAGCAATCTTTTTAGGCTGCTTGGCAAACTGCTTTCCAGCCTTTGTAGCCTCACGCTTTGCTCTTGTGGTTGCCGCATATTCAGCCGCACTCAAGGCTTTAATAGCCTTCTCAGGCAGATACCTCTCGCCTGTTTCAGACGATGGTTTTCCAGACTTGGTGCGCCAGTTTTGGCTTGACCAATCTTTGAGGCTTTTTTGTGTGGCTTTCATTTATAACCGCCACCTTTTTCTTTGTACTTCTTTGCCAACAGTTGGGCTTTGCGAGCCGACCATTCACCAGCCGCAGTGCCTTGCACAGCAGAACCTTTGATTTCCTCAAAGAGCCGCTTACGCATGGTTGGCTTCGTGTAGTTGCCAGCCTCATTGACAGATGACTTAGGCTTGGTAGCCATTATGAATCCACGCCTTTGATAACTGCAAAGTTAAATATTGGCTGTTCAGTTGTTGTGCCGCCAGTGGTGCGGAATGTAATATCAAAAGAACCCAAGGTTGTCTTAGTGACCATCAAGTCATACAAATCAGTGCCAGTGTGCTGAGTGAGGATAATCGCATCGGTTGTCGCAACGGTGCTATTGGTCACAGTGAAAGTTGTTGCGCTTGTTGTACCTGCCGCAGAAAATAACGTGATTTGACCAGTTATTTTGTTAATCGTCACACCTGTGGTTCGGCTTGTGCCTTGAATAACTACACCACCTGCGCCTGTGGAATAACCCACACCAGCCGTACCAGATGATCTAAGTGACCCTGTGACTGCTAGACTTGTTCCTGTGGCTGCACCGATATTTGGAGTCACCAATGTAGGTGTATTTGCAAATACGACTGCGCCTGTGCCAGTTTCATCGGTTAATGCTGCCGCCAAGTTTGCGCTTGATGGGGTTGCCAAAAATGCACCTACATTTGCGCCAAGTCCAGTTACACCAGCAACAGGCAAACCTGTGCAATTGGTCAGCGTACCTGATGTTGGTGTGCCAAGAATTGGTGTTACGAAAGTTGGGCTGGTGTTAAATACCAACAGACCAGTGCCTGTTTCATCAGTCATTGCCGCCCGTAGATTGGCACTTGATGGTGTCGCCAAAAATGCTTGCATACCCGCAGCATAAACAGTCTCAGCATTAATCTGATACCAAGAGTTTGTAGGCTGATAAAACCGAATGGCTGTTGCAGTACCAGCACCCAAGAATGTCACGCCACCATAAAGAGCAGTTGCACCATTCAGCGCAATCGTCAGTGAGGTAATCTCTTGGGTGGTCGTAATCAGCACCGTAGTGCCATCAGGCACTCCAGTATTCAAAGGCAAGGTGATCGTGCCAGATGCCAGCGTTCCAGCAGGTTGCAACAACATCCATTGATCTTGACTGACAGGAGTTGGAACAGTGATGTTGAACCCAGAGCCAGGCACATACAGATTCACCGACAGCGTTGGCGATGCAAAACTTTGCTGGAAAAATGTCAACAGATTGCCAATGGACAAACGTCTTGCATCCCCATTATTGGGCGAATAAACGGGTAACTGGTCTCCGCTTGAAACAGTGCTGAGTACTGGTAACTGATTGATTTGTGGCATGACTGTCCTTAATAGTATTCGAGAGGCCCATCAGGGCCAGCAGTAACAGGGTTGGCTGGTGGTCTGATAAACGGATTATCGTAGACCCTCCAAGGCTTATTGCCAGCACCAGCAGGCATTGTTGCCGGAAGTTGCTGTTCAAGCGGGAATGTGGCTCTTTGTAACAGAATGTCGTAACCCTGCTTGGCAGTCGTCTTGGTCTCAATCATTACTTGCTTGCCAAAACTTGGGGCAAGTCTAATGCCTAGACTGCAAATAATGGCCTCGTAAGCCGAATCAGGCACGAGGGTTTCTTCATCTAGGTTGCTATCTTGTGGGCTGGATGGCAAAGGATAACCCAAACGGATACCCTTGGCATTCCAGTCTGCCATCATTGCATCTAATCTACGCAAGGCAGATTCAAGCTGTTCAGGCTGTAAATCAAATACATAAGACGCAAGCCCGATTTCCTCAAAGGCTGCGCTTATGAATTGTCGTTTTGTGTAGCCCATGCTGATTCCTCAATGTGTTTCAACAGTGTCGCATCTGACCAGCGTTTGTCAACTTTCATGCCAATAGATTCAGCTTGTTGTAGCATTTCCTCACGGGTCGGTGGGCTGTCATCAACAGCCTTAACAACTTCAATTGGCTCATCATGCACTTCAATAACTTGTGCGCCAATCGGTGATGGATAGTAGACTTTATTGAGCTTGCGTTCGATGGCTTGCTCTTTTTTGAGTTTGCGCTTTTGCAAACGCAACTCCCGCCACGGGGCGAGAGTCTTGGTCTTAACGATTGCGGCTGACTTAATCATTTTTTCATTGGTGCTTTGCTAGGCTTGCCAGCGGCTTTTGCCGACTTTGTAGCCATGCCAAGTGCCATTGCAACGGCTTGCTTTTGGGGCTTGCCTGATTTCATTTCCATTTTGATGTTCTTGGAAATGGTCTTGTCTGAATAACCTTTTTTCATTGGCATTTTGCTCTCCTAAGTAAAACAGGCCAACATCTCTGCTGGCCTGTCTTGGTTTAACCACCGATGCGATAAACGACAAAAGTGTCAGCCGCAGTCTTACGGCAACGGAAACGTGCAGATGCACCAGCCGTAGCCGCAGTTGCAGCAGAACCAACGATGGTCACGTTTGTGTTGACTGTAAGAGTCAAAGCAAATGCAGCCAAAGTGATGACGCTGAAGTCAAACGAATCACCGATGGCCCACTCAGTTGCCAAATCAAGGTTTGCACCTGTTGGCAATTGAATGTCACGGCTTGCTGTGGGAGTAGCAGTGATGATGCCTGTCAACACGTTGGCAGCAGTTGCCGCCATCGAGCCGCCATCAGCAATGTTGGCTGGCGCACCTTGAGGTTGCCAGTTGCCATTGTTGCTGATGTCAGGAGCAACACCCACTGAATAGTAAGCGCCCGATGCACCAGCTTGAATAATCACGTTGGTGGCATTGGTAAATGCGCTTGATACATAGGTGGTGTTGTCAACCGTTGTCAGCAAATCATTGGCTTCAGGGAATTGGGGAAACCCAACTTCTTGAAACACTTGTGCGGGAGAGAATGCTTGAACAGCGATTTTCTCGCCTGCTGGTACTGCAACAGTAGCTGTACCTTGTGCAAAAATTACTTGATAGCTCATGATTTACTCCTTAAGCCTGATTGAATAGCAAAATACCAGACATTTCTGGCTGCTTATTGACCACACCATACAGGGTGTCCAAGCGATACTTG